CTAATGCCTTTCTTGGCCCCTAGTAATTTTAAGACCTATGATGAACTCAAAGAGAAACTGAATAGGGTAATTACGGGAACTAGAAGTACTGCAACTATTGAAAGCGCCGAACTCCCTCCGGTTAAATCCAATGGTTCAGTAAAAAGTAATGGTAAAACTACTCAATCTGCTGTTGATGATGACGATACGTTATCTTACTTTAGTAAATTGGCAGATGACGAGTAAAATCTCTCTCTACTAATACTTTGATGGTGGCCAGAAATGGCCACCATTTAAACCGATACTGATGGTGCGTTTAAATTAATAAATGTACGATCAAAATTAGAAACTTCCATATTCATCACTGTAGGACTAGATTGATTGACGTTTGATACTGTATTGTTAGGTGCAATTAAAGTGTTATTATTAGATGTCGGTTGTTTCATATAATCTTTACTACCATTAATTAAAGATTCTTGTAATTTATTTCTTTCCATTAATGGAATAATATTTTTTGATGGAGTAGTTGTTGTATCAGGAGAATACATATCTGTAAAATTTTGTTTTTCAATTTTAGGTATAGTATCTTTAGATTTATTATAATCATATAATTTTTTAGCACCAAAACCTAAAGCACCAACACCTGCTATACCAGCAATAGCACCTAATATTCCTGGACTTGCTAATGCACCTAAACCACCAATCGCCGAACCAGCACCTCTAGCAACACCTGCAGCTGCACTACCCACACCACCTCTGCCACCAAATCCTAATAAATTACCAATAGAACCACCAATACTTTTCATACCATTACCTAAAAATTTCATTCCACTAGTAAATAAATTAAGTACTTTGTTTAAACCTGTAAATTTATTTGTTATACTTAATATTTCCTGACCCATACCTTTAAAGTATCTAAACATTTCTACAGGCTGCATTAAACCCTGTTTCATTGTACTAAAAACAGAACCAATAGTTTCACCTATTGGGCCAGTTGTTTGCATTTTATTTTCAGGTGTAACACCCATTGCAGATTTTCTTTTTTCTAAACCAGATTCAAGTTTAGATAATCTTACTCTATTTTTAGCTAACTGTTCGCCTTGTTGAGGTGATAATTCACCTCTTCTAAGTGCTTTTTCTTCTTCAATTATTTTCTTTTTATATTCATTAATTTGTTTTTCTTTTAGTAATAGTTTTTCTTTTTCTAATTTTTCATCTTTAAATGATTTGATTTGTAATTTACCAGTTTCTCTATTAATAAAAGTTAATATGCCTTGTTGTCTTAATATTTCTTGTTGTTTAAGAGATTCAACAATTTTTTCTTTTAAAATTTCTTTTTCTTGGTTACGTTGTTCTTTTCTATCATTAGTAATTCTTATTAACTTATCAAGATTTACTGATAATTCTTTACTAAAATTTTTAAGATTTATACCAAATCTTTGTTGTAAAGTTTCAATCATATCTAAAGCTCTAGATTGATCATCTTCTTTAGAAGATTTTAATAATTCACCTATTTTAAATAATTCACTTTCAATTGAAGGAACAATTGCTTTAGTACTTGATACTATTGTTGTTTGAACTTTATCTACAATTGTTTGAGTAATACTTCTAATGGCCTTTGTAAGAGTTTCAGACCCTATTGTACCACCAGATTGTTCGGCATATTCTTTAACTGATCTTAATAGACCTGCTTTTTTCAATAAATCGCCTCTACCCATACCTACTTCTTCAGGCCTTTTACCTATTGCCAAATAATCTGAATCGTCTATAAAATCTTTAGCCATCTAGTTATTAACCTATTTGTTCTTCTTTTTTAGCTTCTAGTTTTTTAGTTTCAATTTTTTCTTGTGTTCTACCGTAAGCAGATATACCTAATACGGCACCCATAGCAATATGAAAGAAACCAGCGCCTTGTAATGTTAAAGGATTCCATTGTGTGAACACAACAGTTTTTAAATATGTTGCTTGTGCTAAATTCCATAAAATTGGAAATATTACAAAATCAAATGCACATACAGCAAGATATAACCAACCCATTGCTGGACGCCATTTATTATTAAAACTTGTTTCTTTATTTTCTAAACTCATTGACTCTCCCTTTGTCTTTTTTCGTTTTCTTCTTTAATATAGGCCACCAATAGTGATACGTAAATATCACGCTCCCATGGTAACATATTTTCAATCTCAGTTAATGAATATTTATGATGATTCATTAATGCAAAGTTAGTTTCGAAGTAGGCCTCTAGGCTGCTGTGGGCGAGGCCAATTCGAAAAAATCTGCAATTCCAGTTAATGTTACTTTACTTTTAACACCTGTTTTAGGATTAGTTATTTCAACTTCATGTTTAAGTCTAGGCATTGTATCAAAAAACGATCTAATTTTAACAAAGGCTTCTTGTGGTAAAGATTCTACAAATTCTCTTAATTCTTCTTTAGTTGTATCTTTTGCTGGATATATTTTATCACCTTCAAAAATATGATCTATACAATCTATTAGTATATTAAATATACTTTCTATTTGTACATTGTTTATATTCTTGCCCACTTCATAATTTTTCAGCGTAGGATATCTTAATACTAAACCTAAATTCTTTTTAGGATCTATTATTATTTTATTTGTATGATCATCATCAACCTGAACTTCAACTTTAGTTAAATCAACTTCAGTTTCAACATAAGTAACGCCGTCATCAGGACATATTGTTCTAAATTTTGCTATTTCTGATACAGATTTTGCTCTTACATTTAAAAATATATATTCCAAATCAAATATAGGTAATAAATCTACATTTAAAGAATTGAATGTACAAGCATTTACTATATCTTTTAAAGCATTGATCATTTGCTGATTATCGCCTGTTTCTAAAGCAATAAACAACACCTTTTCTTCTTTAACAAGAAATGGTCTGTATTTAATTTTTTTATCTTCTGATGGTAACGTCAATTCATACGTAGGCACATCAATCTTTGGTAACGCCATAATTAACTCCTTTTATATTATAAATTAAGTGGTGGTAAATTACCGAATGGAGGGAATACTCTACCACCTGTAATACCCCCAATTGGAATACGTCTTTTTAATCCTTCTAATACATCTATACCAGCACGTCTTAATTCTGGTGGTAATTTATTTAGAAGGCCTCCAAAAGCACCATATCCACTTTTAACTGTAACATCTCTAAATGCAGGCGATCCAACTTCTATATTGCCTGCCTTATCTAAGAAATAGTTAACCCAATATCTAAATGTAAATGTTACATTAAATGTTTGAACAGCATTGGCTTCGTAATTATATTCTACAGGCCCTATAGTTTTAGGGAACACATCATATAATTGAACAGCATAAGTTATATCATCTCTTTCATTACGACTAGCAAATTGACCTAATTGGTAAATATTAACGTCTGATACATAATTATCATAAAAATTATAATTATTTGATTGAGTACTAAACACAGCAGACTGCCATAATTCAAAATATGATCTTTCTCTTAAAAACTTATCGCAATAGAATGTTGCTTGAATATCTGCCGACTTATAATCAAATGCTATTTTATATGCCGATCCATGATGTCTAATTTCTTTTGTTTGTATATCTCTATCTGGCATACTGATAGCAGAACAAAATGCTTGAACTCTCCTTTGATTTGCTTTTTGAACTGCCTGCATATCACCAGCAGATTTGAATGTAGTTAGTTGTTCGTAGTTATCACCTGATATACCTTGTTGTGTTGGGTCATCTAATCCTGTTAAACCAGCACCACCACTTTTTGGTAAATTAAACTCAACATAAAATCTTGCCTTACGAGCAAAACCTTCGGCTTCATTAACATATGATTGAAAACGGCCTATAGTAGTTTCAGGATTTCCACCTGGTTTTTGTCTAAAGCGTGGATCATTTTCCACATTATCAAGTGAACGATCACGTGGTAATCCTAATCTTATATCAAAACCACCAATACGAGCACCGCCTCTTAAAATTGCCATTAGATCATACTCCTAGATGAACTATACACACGAGTATCAGTTGCGCCTTGAAATTGTTGTACAGGTAAATAACATGCAATAGCGGCCTGTGTTAAATCTATTTTCAAAAATCTTGATCTAACATGTTTATACAAATATTTTTTGATAGTTGGTTTAACTAATGGTATAGATTTAACTCTACGCCAACTAACATCTAATCTTGTGGTCGAATCTAATTTATTATTTGTAGCCCAACGTTGCATATTTTCTAATAACCTTAATCTTAGTACAGGTGGTAAATAGTGAAAATTTAATCCACTAAACCCGCCTGGTATTACTTCTAAAGGCAACACTAATGGAAAAGTATCATAAAAAGGCAAAGTTTTTTTATATTTTGGATCATAAAAAAATAAATTCAATAAACCAATATTTGGTCTTGCTGTTAATTTGCCTTGACTCATCAGTTTGTTAGCAGTTATTCTATCCGCTACAGAAGATATAGCTTCTTTATACCATGTTGCTGATTTTGTTGTATCTCCTTGTTTTTTAACAAGGTTGTCTAATATATTTGCCATTTACTATATTTATGTTAGTTATAGACACCTATATCTTTTTCAGTGAATATTTTAAACTCCAAACCTTGGCCTTCGCAATATGTTTTAGCTGCAGTCCATTTAGCTTGATTTTTAAGATATTCTAGTTGTTCACGTACAAAGTATTTGGTTTGTTTTTTAGGTGCTTTTGGTGGGAAACATTGTTTATATGGTTTAATTTCTACCATATATTTTTTACCATTTTTTAACTTAAAAATGAAATCTGGAAAGTATCTATGAATACGATAATCAATAGGTGATCTGTATGTAATAGGCATTTCTTCACTTGCCCAAAATTCTACATGATCATTTTTATCCAAATAAACCATCATGCGTCTCTCTAATAATGAACGATACACTATTCTATTAGGATCGCCAACGTATTTTTTAGGGTGTATTGGTTTATATATTCCTTTATAACTCTTTGTCATATCACATATAAATATTACTATTAATCATAAAGGTATTTATGGGCTTAGGAAAAGTCGCTAATATAGTACAAAACAATTTAGGTAATCTTACAGGTGGTGGTTTAGTAGGTGTTGTAGGTGGTATTGTTGGTGCTGTATTAGATAAAGGTAAAAATAGCGTACAGACAAATGCGGCTGCGGCTAAAATATTAAACAAATCTCCATTAGAATTAAACGACACAAGTCCTACTTCTCACATGAAACAAAATCCATACGAATATGGCACAGTATGGTATCCTGAAAATGTACAAAATTTAGGAACAGGCCATTACATGTTGTTTGATATCATTGTAAACGACAAAACTACATATCAAAATACAAAATTTAATAATACTAAAATTAATCCTAATAAAAATGGTGTCATCAATAATTTTGGTTATGATACATCAGATCAAGCAGGTTCGCAAAAAGGATTTTCAAGTAGAGTTGCAAAATTAAAAACAGGCGAAAGTAGAATTACACAATTATCTTCAGGCATAAACAAATTTGGTAAACATACACACAATTTTGTAACAGATACAGTTGTACTTTATACACCACCAGGATTAAAAACAAGTTATAAAGTAGATCACGAAGGTGCAGAAACAGGTATGTTAGGTAATTTAGCAGGTTTTATAGGTGGAGGAGTTCTTACTTCAACAGGAGAATTATTAGGCAGATTAAAAGAAACGGGTTTACAATTTGCTACTGAAGTAGCAGCTATGGGTTTAGCCATAATACCGGGTGGTGGTGATTTAAAAGCAGTATTGCAAAAAAATACAGGCAGAGCATTTAATAATAATTTAGAAATGACTTTCAGAGGTGTGCCTATGAGAGAATTTACATTTACTTTTGAATTTGCACCTAAAAATAAGAGAGAATTGAAGAGCGCACAGCAAATAATTAATTTATTTAAATTTCACATGCACCCAGAATTAGGTTGGGGAAATGATTTTATAGTACCATCAGAATTTCAAATGACTTACATGTATATGGAAAACCAAAACTCATATATTCCTAAGATTAGCCGTTGTGTGTTAAAAAGTTTAGATTTACAACATGGTGATGAAGGAGTATTCAGTACGTTTGTAGCAGATGAATTTGGTGCTGCCCCTATCTATACTAAAATGACATTAACTTTTGCTGAAACAGAGATAATGACTAAAAAAACAATAGCAGACGGAATGTAAAATGTATTTTTCTTATTTTCCAAAAGGCTTATACGATTTAAAAGGCGATGGCAATACAAAATTAGTTACCGATTTAATGCGTAGAATCAAAGTTAGATCGAAAATTTTAAATCAAGCAAGTTTATATGATTTATATGACGTACCTGAAGGAGAAACACCTGAAATGACTGCATATAAACATTTTGGTAGTACTTCACTTCATTGGGTTATATTGTTAACAAATGACATAACAGATAGATATTATGGATGGCCATTAACAACAAATGAATTTGAAAACTATTTAACAGAAAAATATACCAACCCAGATGCAATACATCATTATGAAATTCAACAATCAAGTGGCAAAACAACAAGTGAAGGCCCAAGTGATTATTCATATTTAATAGAAGTTAACAGTGATACGCCAAATGCTGTATCAGTATCTAATAGAGAATATGAACAGAGAATACAGGATCAAAAAAGACAAATCAAATTATTAAATACAACATACTTACCTGCTTTCTTAGAAGAATTTGAAAACTTAATGGCAAAATAAAATGAATATATATGATACACTTGACGTTGGTGAAATAAACAGACCCGGCGATTATAAATTATCCGACATCAATTTAATATCTTATCAAAGCGAAGATAGAAGTTCAGAACCATTTAAAGTAAGTATTGAAACACTTGTTGTAGATATGAACATCTATGAAAGCATACACAATAAAACTTTATCTGGCAACCTATTAATCGTTGATAGTCAGAACGTAGTAGGTACATTACCTCTTACAGGCCACGAAAGATTGGAATTTAAATTCTTTACGCCTTCATTATCTAAAGGTTATGATTTCAGTGTTGCAAATGGCAATCCAATGTATGTTTACAAAATAAGCAAAAGACAACAGGTAAATCCTAGAGCACAAATGTACCTATTGCATTTTTGCAGTAAAGAAATGATACAAAACGAATTAGTTATTGTATCTAATGCACAAACCGATACTTACGCCAATATGGTTGCCAATATCACCAGAAATCCTGATTTTTTAAATTCAGCAAAGAACATTTATATTGAACCATCAATTGGTTTACATAAACACGTATTTACAAAAATAAGGCCTTTTGATGCCATTGATAAATTGGCACTTCAAACAAGAAGTGAAAAATATTACAATTCAGGTTATTACTTTTATGAAACAGGAGATGGTTTTAATTTCCGTTCTTTAGAAAGTATGTTAGCCGTAGAGGCCAATACAGCCAGACCTGCATTGGCCACTTTTAGACCTAAACCTGCCAATATAAGAGACGGCGGTAATAAAGATATTAAAAACGAAATGCAGATTGCCATGAAATACACAATCACAGATCAATTTGACACATTAAAGAATTTAAGAAATGGTGTATTTGCATCTACACTTATTACACATGATCAATTAAATAAAACAGTAGAAGAAACAGTTTTTGATTATAATGTAGAATACGAAAACTTTATACACACCGAAAATGGGCCAGATGGTACAAAAACAGACAACACAAGTATATTACCATTACACAAAAGAGAAGGCGCATTTTTATCAGACTTTCCACAATCCACATTATATCTATGGCCACAAACATCACAAACACATTATACAAATAACACGCCAATAGAGATTGCACCACAGAAAGAGATATTACAAAGGCGCCTATCGCAAAGACTGGCCTTTACATCATTTAAATTAGAACTTACTGTGCCAGGATTTACAGGTTTACAGGCAGGTGATCTTATTACTTTTGAAATGCCTTCTTATCAACCAGTAGGCGAGGCCGAGGCATTAGACAGAGATCCATACGTATCAGGAAAATATCTGGTTACTTCTATACGCCACCAATTAAATCGTAGAATGAATAAACACATAATGGTCTTAGAGTGTATGAAAGACAGCGTCCGAAGACCTTATCCTGAAGAAAACGTAGATACATTTATAGGTAAAGAAAAAGAACGTAGAGGCGTAATAGATATATACGAACTAGACAGAATTTATACAAATTCTTTAGATGGTATTTTTAGTTAGGCTGAAAGAATCTCAGAGTCCGACCGCTCCGAGACCGAAATTTTTTAGGGCTATGTAGAAAGGCCATATCAATGGCCACCTTACATAAGACGAGAGAATGGCCCACTAAATATTAAAGATAACTTATGAAACAAGTGAGTATAATATGCAAATGAATATAGAAACCATAAGAATATGCAATATTATATCTCCGATAGGTTATGTAAGATATTATATTAAGATTATATTCTAATGGTATCAGAGGAGGCCAAAGAGATGAGTAAAGTAATTGAATGGTTAATGAACCTGAAAGATAAAGTCGTGCTAGCGCACTCCTTGTCTAATAGTATATGGGTTTATTACGGTGCCATTGCGTTTTGTGTGTTTTATATGGTGGCCAGATGGCCTGCGTAGAAACGGAGAAATAGGTAAAAATGACGTGTGTTGAAGTGTTATTATCAGGCGAGCTAACGAAAGGCCATTATGTATAACGAAAACTTTATGGGACTAGGAGGGTTTTACTGGTTCTCTGGCGTTGTAGAGGATAGACAAGATCCTCTCAAAGCAGGCCGTGTTCGTGTAAGAATAGTTGGCCAACATACAGCGGACAAGACTGTATTACCTACGGCCGATTTACCGTGGGCCTTAGTGATGTTGCCAGTAACGGCCAGCGGCGTAAGTGGTATAGGAAATTCGGCGACCGGACTACTCGAAGGGAGCTGGGTGTTTGGGTATTTTCGTGATGGGTTGAGATGCCAAGAGCCAGTTATATTAGGTAGTTTACCAGGAAGGCCAACCGAGCCCTGTGAGCCTACTAAGGGTTTTAATGACCCAAGAGGTTTATTACCAAAATATGTAAATGAGCCTGATGTCAATCGTCTGGCCGTACATGATACAAATAAACCACATCCTAGTCTGGCCATCAGAGAACAGGCCAGAACGTTAGGTGTACCAACGGCGGACTTCAATCCTTATACAGCGGCCGATGGATCGGTTATATCAGCATCGGACGGAACTACTTGGAGTCAACCTGAGTTGCCTTATGCGGCCGTTTATCCATACAATCATGTATATGAAAGTGAATCTGGCCATATCATGGAGTTTGATGATACAAAGGACAACGAGAGAATACACCTTCGCCACATGTCAGGTACAGG